TGGGGACGTAAATTGCAAAAACATATGTTTTTCAGCACGGAAAACTCTCCGTGCACAGTAGTTTAACGCCTTCGGGCGGGCCCTACGCACCCAGTCGGAGACGTGTGTCAACGAGCCAGAACCTAGAAGAGAGTTCTAACTCAAGCAACCGAGTCGTCACTCGGTGCATTGACATGTGTCCCGACGGCAGGATGCCATCTGCTTCAACGCGTCGACGCACTACAGCCAGGAAGTCGGGGGCATCACCCCAGCGCTTCCCGGCGTAACCGGTGAGCTGCCCAGTACTCCATTTATTGAACAGCTTCATTCCCCAGTTGCGTTTTCGCGCTTTTAACCAGTGTACGTCATCAGGACGGAAAACATCATTCCATCGCAGTCCACCCTTGCGATCGAGAGATGCCACCGCCGCGTTGACATACAACGGGTCTAGCAGGCTTTGTGGTGGCCTTGGTGTGTGGTGTGTGTTTGCACGAGAAGCTATGAAAACCTTTGGTCTTCCATAGTCAACCAACTTCTGTTTGGGTCGCTCTGGTAAAGCGATGCCAACCAGCCCAGTTGCTAGACTACGAGCTACGATTGATGCCATGGGGCGTGAATGTCCCCGTTGCATGGCAGCCGCAACCATAGTATTTCGTGTGTGTTTAGGTATGTTGTCGTAGTCAGTCTCAACTACTAATCGGTCCTTGCCGATCTCAGTGCGCCTGACGAATGGCACTCTTCGCCACGTCTTCGGTTGAAAGCCAGGAACGTACCAGCCTAGCCCGCCGACAGATGCCGGAGTCTGAATAAGATCGAGCGCCTCGTCAACATTGCAGCGCAGCAACCCGCAGATGTCACGAGCACAGCCGTAGAGTGTCGCCTTTGCATCAGCGCCCCGTGAGTAGAGGAGGCTCCAGTTCGAAGCAAGAGAAGCAGGATCCATAGCTCCACCTGCCCATGAGTTTGCGTACATTATGCCAGACGCAGCACGTGGGTAGTACCCCAAGCGCCTGTTGCGTGTTATGACATAACGCAGGTATTCAGATCGTTTGTTGTCGATGAAGAACTTGCTCGGATTGACCGGGAGCACTTCCATGTAGCGTCGAACGATCTTGACTGCGTCCGCCCAGTCGTTGACCGCGATCAGAGCGTCGTCACCTTGGAAGCAGATGTTCTCCTTCAGCTGACGCGGGACAGCTAGGGAGTCCGTGATGCTTAGGTACTCGGCATAGTTGATCATGGTGCCCATGAGCGATGTCCAAC